TCACTTTTCTATCTCAACCTTGATCCCTGATTTGAACTCCACCTCGTAATAACTGTCATAAACAGTGATACGCTCGATATACCTGCGAACCATCTGTTCATCATAGTCAATGAGCATATGATTCATTCCGGACAGGAATTCGGTCATCTCTTTGATCCGCAGCTTATTTCCCTCCTGTTCAGCTTTTTCTGCAAACACTTTCTTCTTCTGATCACGAAGATCTTCAATCGCATCTGCTATGTCATCATACGGTTTCATTTCCTGTGTTGCCTTAAAAAGGTCCTGCTGCCTGGCAGCCATTTTATCATCAATCTCAGCCATCTCTTTTTTCGTACTGTTATCTATCACCGAAGTCAAGTTCTCCTTCAGGATTTTCAGCATTGAATCTGAGCACTGGATCGCTTTGTTAATTGCGCGGACTGTTGCCATTTGCAGATCTACTTCCTGAATGGTCTCAGCATCGCAGGCGGATGGTCCGTGCTCTACACGCGTACAGCATCGCCAGACAACAGAGCGCTTACCGCGGTTGTTCCAAGCGAGCCTGCGGTAGATCTCTCCACATTTTGAGCAGCAAACCATACCGGAAAGCGCGTACTTACTGCTGTAAACCCGTTTCTTTCTGTTCCCCCCGCTGTAAAGGTTAGATCGGCGGACCATCTCTTCCTGTACCTGCATGAAAATATCCTTTGGAATGATAGCTTCATGGCTGTTTTCGACATAGTACTGTGGAACGATGCCGTTGTTCTTTACACGCGTTTTCTCAATGAAATCCGTCGTGTATGTCTTTTGCAGGAGCGCGTCCCCCATGTACTTCTCATTTTTGAGCATCTTCTTAATGGTTTCAGGACGCCATTTCTGTTTACCCGCGCCGGTCAAGATGCCGTCTGCCTCAAGTCCCCTTCCAATCTGCATAAGGCTTTCTCCCTCAAGGTACTCCCGGAAGATTCTCTTGATGGCTTCAGATTCTGTCTTATCAACGATCAAATTTCCGTCCTCATCTTTCGTATAGCCTAAGAAGCGGTTATGATTTACCTGAACTTTTCCGCTCTGATACCGGAACTGAATACCCAGTTTCACGTTCTGTGAAAGTGACTGTGATTCCTGCTGCGCAAGAGATGCCATGATGGTAAGCAGCACTTCGCCCTTAGAGTCCATCGAATTGATATTTTCTTTTTCAAAATAAACCGGGATATTCTTGTCCCGAAGCTGCCTGATAAACTTAAGGCAGTCCAGCGTGTTACGGGCAAACCTTGATATCGACTTTGTAATAACCATATCAATGTTTCCAGACATGCATTCCCCTATCATGCGGTTGAACTCATCACGCTTTTTTACATTCGTTCCCGAAATGCCGTCATCAGCAAAGATGCCGGCAAACTTCCAATCGGGATGCTGCTGTATATACTCCGTGTAATGCTTAACCTGAGTATCATAGCTGGTCTCCTGCTCATCGGTGTCAGTACTGACACGGCAGTAGGCCGTAACTCTGAGCTTTGTATGCTCATCCTGCTCTTTTACTGTATTTCCAATATGCCTTCTTGCAGGGATGACGGTAATGTTACTCTCCATCTTCTTCCTCCGTTTCGATCAAACTGTAAATGAATTCTGCTTGTTTGTATGGGTCCTTATGTTTCTCCGTGACCTCACCCAGCTTGAATTTAATTGTTTTCTTTTCTGTAGGCTCCGAAGTGTCCTCTGTGTAATCACGGATGCGCCCCATGCTTTTTGCATTTTTCATGCGAAGCTGCTGGGCCTTTTCAAAGGTTGACCCATCAATTATCGCTGGGTAGTAATCATCTCCCAGGTACCGTTTATTCTTCAGAATACGTCCTATGCTTGTTGGGTATCCGCTGATCCTGGCTTTCTCTGCAGCATTCTTTATAGAAAGGCTGTCATTGTATGCCTCAAACAATGACCTTACCTTATTTGCACCAGCCTCTTCGATTTTCGCTTCACCATTTTCAATCCGGTAGCCTAATAACACTTGTCTCATTTTCTCACCAACCTTTCCTTTATTTTCAATCCGCATTTTAATTGAAACTCTAACTCGTCTCTCGATAGAACACGGATCTCATTCACATAATCATTAAATACCGAATCATCAAACTCTGTAAGAACACCTGCTTTATCGATAAATCGTATGAGCATCTTTGCTTCTTTTGCATGAACCAATGATCCACTAATGCTTTCAGAAAGCGCTGTTTTTTCATTCTTCAAATAATCGTATTCCGACTGTATTTCATTTCTGATCCTACTAATAAGCTCCGTATCAAGGTAACCGCTGGCCAAAAGTTTTTTAAGGAATTCTTCTTGTTCCTTGTTTTTCTCTAGGCGCTGTTCAAGATTTTGCATACGGCGGATGTTTACTGTTCCATTGGTGCCACTAAGTGCCTCTGCGAATGGTTTCAGCAGTTGCTTCTTTGAAAAGATCAGCTTGTTCATCATTGTAATAAATGCTTCCTCAATCTCACTTTGCTCAATGTACATCATCTCGCAGGCGTTTTTATCAGTAAGGTGCGTGCTGCAGGCCCAGGCGATGTAATTGCCGGATGACTTATAATGCTTTTTCCTCTTAAATTTGGACCCGCAGCTTCCGCACCTGATCTTTCCCGAAAACGCGTATCGTTTCTGGTACTTACCGGTCTCTCCGGTGTTGCTCTTTTCTTTACCACGCTGTGCAAGGACCTGAGCTGTCCGGTCGAAGTCCTCATGGCTGATGATCGCCTCATGATGGTCCTTTACCAGATACTGGTCATATTCTCCGTAGTTGACGTGACGGGTAAAACTGCTGTCCGTATATGTCTTCTGGAAAATAACGTCGCCAGTGTACTTCTCGTTTGTAAGAATCCCCTTCACAGTAGATGAGGTCCAACAGCCGTTTCTTTTCGTTTTCACACCTTTTGCATTCAGTCCCTTCGCGATCTTATAAGTCCCGGTCCCAGAAAGAGAAGCCGAGAAGATTTCTTTTACGATCTCAGCCTCTTCCTCAGCGATGACCATTTTGCCGTCCTCGTTCCTGTAACCGTACGGCGGGTAGCCAATGACGAAGCTGCCGTTTTTAAATCTGCGCTGGATGCTCCATTTCTCGTTTTCGGAAATAGAAACCGACTCGCTTTCGGCAAGGCTTGAAAGGATCGTCAGCATGAGCTCCGACTCCATGCTGCCGGTGTTCAGGTCTTCCTTCTCAAAGTAAATGTAAATTCCAAGTCCCAGGAGCTTACGGACGATCTCCAGGCAGTCCGTCGTGTTACGGGCAAGCCTTGATATCGACTTTGTAATCACCAAATCTATCTTCCCCGACTCGCAGTCAGCGAGCATCCTAAGCAGGCTTTTCCTTTTTTCCTTCTTGGTACCTGTGATGCCTTCGTCGTAATAAAGCCCTGCGTACTCCCATTCTGGATTCTTCTTTATGTAGGTTTCATAGTGGTCTTTCTGCGTAGCAAGGCTGACGAGCTGTTCTTCTGAGTCCGTAGACACCCTGGCGTAAGCTGCAACGCGGATCTTCTTTTTAAGCCCCGGCGTCCCTTCGATTTTTGTTATCCTTTGCATCAACTCACCTCCTTCCATGGTAGTGACATATTGGCTCTGAATGTGATATATAGCAAGTCATTTAAAGCATCAACTCCGCCATGTATGGAAAGAAAGTCTCTTTATTTTTTGCGGTGATTTTGTCGAATTCGCTTTTGGTTATATATCCATTGCCAAGAAGAGCTTGCGTCATTTTCTGTGCCATCATGTAATCAAAATCCTTCTGCATCGTTTCTTTTGTCATGCACCTTGGATCGGTCTTTGAAACAAAGCCTGCGGTTACCTTTTTTACGTGCTCCATAATATGTGCCTCCTTACTATGCGCGACTTCCTCTAACTTACTAAGGAGACTTGTGAGATGCTTTTCCGGCTCATATGCAAAGTTTTTTTCACATGCCTTCCTCTATTCCCTGACGAGAAAATCAACCCCAAATAAAAAAGCAATAAAAAAAAATAGCAGGAGCGTATTTGCTCCTGCCAAAGTGACAGCGTTTTACATCTTATATAGTTCCCACCTGGGATCGTCGATTACGTACTTGAGTTCGTACCTTATATCCCTGCCGCCTATCCTGCTCTGGCATGAATAGTTTATGGTACGGATACCGGCGATCTTCTTTTCTTCGATGTTAATGAATTTATCCACGTAAACATCCTGAGCCGTTCCCTTATCGTCAACGTATCTGAACCGGTACGGCATGGGATATTTTGATTCTTCGAACACAATTATCGTGTTTATTGGTTTTGCTACCTTGAATGCAGAAGTAACTTCTACATTTTCAAACTTATTCCTGCGTGTGACTGTTACTTCAACAATTGGACTTAACAATCACATTACAATGATATATAATTTGCCCATAAGTATGATGCTGTAGGTTTTTGCTGCACGACAAACGGGCATCTGAAAATAGTGTGCGAGACTAGATTCCAGATACCGTCGTGAAAGACTAAGTTCTATACAGTGAAATCTGCCTGTGCTATACTATTTTACTTAAACAAATCTGGCGTTAAATTGACTTCATCAGGCTTGATTTCCATCAGGCCAAGGATATCATGAAGTCTGTTATCCAGAAGGAGCAGAGACAGCTGAAACGGACTATGCCCATTCAGGCTGTCTCTTTTCTCACTATTGATATGATTCGCCATCAACAGTACTTTTTCATCAGTAAGAGCTGTAAACGACGAGCCTTTCGGGCATACATATCGTATATATTCATGGTTCTTTTCCAATGCACCTTTCTGATTCGAACGATACGGATCACAGTAATATATTTTGGTGACTGTCTCTCCTTCATCTGTTAATTCCAACTCGTCCGGATTTTGAAACTCTGCACCGTTATCGGTAAGTATCACTTCGAAAAGCGTACTGAAAAGCTGTGATCCAAGCCCGGCCAGAAGATAATCAAAAACTCTTTTTACTTCGGACTGTGTCTGTGACTGCAGCCTGAATACCAGCATCAGATTGCAGTTTCGGAACAGCATGGTCATAAGACATGTCTTGGTTCCGCGTTTACCTTCAACAGTATCCATTTCCACGATATTGCCGTTGTATCCGTTTCCCAGCAGTGTCTGAAAATCCTTGTAAGTCCGTCCGATCCGGTAGTCTCTATTGTTCAGGCTTGGTTCTGTTGACTTTTTGCGCTTTTTGTACTTGACCTTTCTCCTTAGGTCGATATTTTTGATATCGAATATACCGGCATCGATATACTCATATACCGTGCGCTTTGAACAGTTGAGTTCGTTTGCATGCGTAGCATATATATGTGCTATGGATTGTCCTTTCGCGATAAGAGGTGTCAATATATCGTTCATTTTCTGTATGCTTTCAGGCGTCTGATTGATCCCTTCTCTGCTTCCGGACAAGGTGGCCCTGTAGCAGTCGTCAGCATATTTTGAAGAATAGATCCTTTCCTCCATAAGGCAGTTTATCCTCTTTCCGCAGCCGTTACAAACGTATGGCGCTTTCGTCAAATGTACACATGTCTTCGGAAGATAGTCGGGACAAATATCGACACATCTTTGCCCGGTTTTTCTGCACATCCTGCATAAAATGCTGCAGTTATCCCGGCATAATCCGAATATGCTGCAATGCTCCCTGTTGGCACAAGGGATAGGTGCAAAATCCTTGTTTTTCCTTTCTGTGATTTGAGAATGCTTTCTTACCTCCTTTGAGATCGTACTGATGTCTTTTCCGACAGCAGCGGCGATAGCAGTAAATGAATCTCCATAAAGCAAGCCCTTTTCGATGATGATTCTGTCAGCTAGCGTAAGATGCTTGCGATTGCCTTTAATTCTATTACTCATCTGAGTTCTCCTTCTGCACAGGCAGGCAATCAGCTGCTCCTTAATTGTACAGAATCAATGTGCATGAGTAAATTCCAATGTGTAGAATTTACTTGCGCATATAGAATTAAAAACGGCAATTTACTATTGGTTTTGCTAATATTTTCATACAGATATTATATCGAACGTTTGTTCGCAAGTAAAGATTTTTTTGCAATACATAAGGAGGCAGTTACTGGCTGCCTCCTCGATAGTTATGAGTTTTGATTAATTAACTGTCAGCGTACCTTCGCCGTATGCTGTACTTGTACCATTGCTGACTACGCATCTGTATACGTTGCCGTTATCTGATGTTGTAAGTCCAGTCAGTGAAAGCGTCGCAGCGATAGCACCGGATATATCAGCAAATGTCTTGCCTCCGTCAGTCGACTTCTGCCACTGATATGCCGGCGTTACTCCTGCAGCAACTGCTGCCGTAAACGTTGCTGTTCCGCCGCTTGATGCAGTCTGATCAGCTATCGTTACCGATGTGAAGGCTTTTGTGATATGACCCTGTGTTTCCGATCCTAACGGCCCCCAAGTTGAGATGATCGTATTAACAAAGCGCTCACTTGTGCTTGTGTAATTCACCGTCAGTCCTGCACTGTTTGTCGCGGCGCCGCTGAAACATCCACCAAACTCTAATGGAGTATGTGGATCAGCCTTTATAAGCATCGTTCCTGTGAGCGCACTGCAGCCATTGAATGTATAGTTCATAACCGTCACACTGCTCGGTATCGTTGGTGCTGCAGTAAGCGCGCTGCAGCCAGAAAATGTATATAACATATCCTCTACGCTGTCAGGTATCGTTGGTGCTGTAGTGAGCGCGATGCAGCCAGAGAATGTCTGATACATATTTGTTAATTTCGTACATCCCGAAAGGTCTGGTGCTGACTTAAGCGAGCTACAACCCTGAAATGTACCGTACAAATTCTCTACGCTGCTCGGTATCGTCGGTGCTGTCGTGAGCGCTCTGCAGCCAGAGAATGTACTGCCCATATTCGTCACGCTGCTCGGTATCGTCGGTGCTGTTGTGAGTGCGGAGCAACCTTCGAATGTACTGCCCATATCCGTCACGCTGCTAGGTATCGTCGGTGCTGTTGTGAGCTTGGCGCAGCCTTCGAATGTACTGACCATCTCCGTCACGCTACTCGGTATCGTCGGTGCTGCAGTTAGTGATGTGCAGCCATAGAATGTATCTGCCATACTTTCGACGCTGCTCGGTATCGCAGGTGCTGACGTCAGATTATTACATCCTATATACCAGTACCCCATATTTGCAGGCGTGACATCAGATGCTATAGTCGATGACGTAATGGCAGATGTTTTACCCTCTAATCTCCATGGCGTCTGGTAGCTTGTACCTGATCCTGAAGTAGGTGTCTTATCGCCGAACAACACTGTATCGCCTTTACCTATTACTGCCAGTTCTCCATCGGAATATAAGGTGGCTACTACATTGTCAGCTCCATTAGAGCCGTTATAATTTACAGATGATACTGTCTTATTTCCTATATTCCAGCTATTGGTTACAGTCGCACCTGTTACTGTCAGCGTGCCTGCACCATCAACTGATCCGGCCGAATTGCTAACAACACATTTATACTGAGTGTTGTTATTATGCATAGTGACCTTTCCGGTCGTGCCGATCTGAGGTGAATATGTCGAAGATGTTGCTCCGCTTATCTTGGTGAAATCAGTATTTTCAATAGTTTTCTGATACCACTGGTATGTCAAAGGAGCTGTTCCGCCTGTAACAGTCGCGGTAAAAGTAGCCGTACTGCCTGTAGCCGCTGATTGATCAGCCACAGTAACAGAACTCGGTTTTACTGCCGGATTATATACCGTCACGCTTCCCGCCTCTTCCGAAGTAAGACTCTTCCCGTCAGGGCCTGTGACTTTGCACGTGAACTTGGATCCGCTGTCTGATGAACTGAGCGCTGCCGTATAAGTGCTCTCCGTCGCGCCTTCGATCAGGACGCCGTCTTTGTACCACTGATACTTTAGAGGCTTCGTCCCTCCGGTAACTGTCGCAGTGAACGTGACATTGCTGCCCGCAGATACTGACGATGCTGAGCTTGTGATAGTAACGCCCGTGATCTTCGATGCCGCCGTTGTCACTTTCTTCACTGAAGAATACTTGCCGTAGACTTTCTTGCCGCCGCTCATCCTGTATGCGCGGACTTTGAAGCTGTAGCTCGTGAAGGCCTTTAGCTTCTTTACGGTGTACGTTCTCTTCGTCGTGGTTTTTATCTTCTTGTATTTCCCGCTCTTCTTCTGGTACACCGAGTAGCCTTTGGCCTTCGATGCCTTCTTCCATTTGAGCGTTATTGTTGTCGGTGTTTTAGTGATACTTGACCACTTGACTTTGCCCGGCCTTGTCGCTGCTGATGCACTCTGCGTGAATGCTATCGCAGGTGTGAATGCGATCACTACAGCTATCGCGAGTGCGAAAGCCAGTATTCGCCTGGATATTGCATTGGTCATCTTTCCTCATCCTTTCTATAATAAGCTAATGGGTGTAATACAACATAGCCCTATTAGATTTGCCAATATTCTGATAGCTAATTATACCATACCCAAAGTCCAATGTGGAAAGGATAATATGCTACTTATTTGCTGCCTTAAGTGCTTTTTCGCTCTTCATGACTTCATCGGCCTTTAGCGCCGCCTGCGTGAACGAGTTGTTCTTCCACCAAGACACTACCGCCGCTACGATCACGGCTCCTACAGAGCATGCCTCATATATCACTGATTCGTCTATCTTAAGGGCCGTCTTTCCGAGAAGACCCAGCACCAGGTTAAGAAGCGTTATCATAAGGACGATCGTCCTAGCTATTGTATCAGTTTTAACTTTCATTTTATCTACCTCCGTTATTTCATCGATATGAGTATCTTCGCGATCTGCTCGCGTGTCTTCTTCATATCCTCTTTGTTGTTTCCGTCTATCATGTGATTGATGATGGAAAGTAGCGCGCTGCACTGGGCCTTTGAAAGCTCCCGAAGCGCCTCGATGGTTTCGTAGTCTTTCCGGTCGTGCTCTTCCAGAACTTTCACCCTCTGCGTCAGCTGATATGCAGGCCTCAGCCATTTATATATAAGCGCGGCTGCGTTCCCAATAAGTACTATCCCGCCTGCTATAGCAAGTATCGTCTGCCAGTCCATTTACTCACCTGTGCCTTCCGTAAGATAATCATGGAGCTTCTTCCATGACTTTTTACTGATGTATCCGTTCGGACAGCACTTTCCCGTAACGTCAAAATGTCTTACGACTCTTTCCGCCGGGATGCCGTACTTTTTCATGAGGTGCCGTACAAGAGGCGCAGCAGTCTGTATCGCTTCCTTTGTCGGCACAATCTCACCGCCACTCTTTTCGCAGCAGAGTTCTATGCCGATGCTGTTTCTGTTGGTGCAAATGTAATGAAGCGTCGCGCCTTTATTACCGCCGACCGATGCTCTTCCGTAGTCCTGGAGTCCGCCTCCGCAGTGCCATGCCGCCTTCGAGACTTTGATGCACTGCCATATCTTGTCATCAACGAAATAGTGAGCCGACGCCTGGCGGTCTCCTCCTCCGAAATATATGCAGTTGTTCTTCGCGGACGATACGGCTCCGACATAGTGGATCACTATGTACTTTATCTTTTCGCCGTTTCTTTCTGATGAATTGTATCTGCTTATCTTCTTATGTATTTTCATATTGTTACCTCCAATAAAAAAGCGGCTATACGCCGCATTAAGATATGTTACATTGCAATCGAAGCTGCTCCTATCGATATTGTAAGCTGGCATGTAGGAGCGGACGCTGCATAGAGTTTAAAAGTCGTACTGTCAGATTCGTATATGCACACGATCTTACTGAACTCAGTACGCTCAGTCTCCGTAGGAACGATGCCTGTTGCTGCAAGAAGCCTCATGGAGTGATAACATCCCGAGGCCATCTGATCTACGGTGACCGATGCCTCGTAATATCCTGCCGCTTCTGTCGATGAAGTCCAGCCTGTTGTTTCTATCGTAACGTCTGCAGACGACATAAATATTTCCGTAGTCTTTGCGTTTTCTGCAAGATAACCGAAAGTAGCCGTGCCGCCGGTGTGATCCGGCCCCGTGAGTTCTCCTGTAAGCGTCACTCCGCCGTTTGCATCTATACTGGCAATGACATTGGATGTGCCCATGATGAAGTTGAAGCCGCCTGCTCCGAAGGTCAATGCTGCGGTATCTGATGATCCGCTTGCGCCTCTATTTACGAACTTCGCTGTTCCGTCGGAGTTAACAAAAAAGGCTGCCTGGTGGACATTGCCCGAATCATTCGCGCATTTCCTCCATGTGCAGACCCCTGTGTAAACTGTGGTATCCGTAGTTCCTACGTTTAATGTTCCCGTAAGTGTGCCGCCTGCCAGTCCGAGGTAGGTATCGGTAAGAGTAACCGCTCCCGTCTTTCCATCGACAGATGACAC